AGTGGGCTGAGATTGCTTTGACGTTGTTGCGGGCGTACTGGGCTCTGCTCTTGCAGGCTTCCCTCTGAAGAAGCGCGTTAAGCGATGCGTCAGTCTCGTCTCTTCCATGAATACCTCCGTGTATTTCGCGCCACAGTTGCGTGTGCGCCGTTGGGAATCCCTCTGAGTAGTTATGACAATAGGCACATAGCGAAAGCGCATTCTTGGGGTCATAGCGGACTGCCCAGTGACCACGAGAAATGTAGTGACTGCACTGCAAGCCCTGCGGCCTGTCGGTGTAGTCCTTCTCGCATCGCTGGCACTTCCACTCCGCTGCCTTACGAATGCAATCGCTAAAGTGCTTATCGGCCACATTGCGTTTGATCTTGCCGCCGAAGGCCATCAGTGAACCAGCGTCAGGTTTGGCTTCTTAGGGGCCTGAACATCGAAATCAATGTCGTGCGTCCAGACAAATCGGGCACCCTCCATCTGGCTGTCCATGTACTCTATGGCCTCGTCGTAGTCGAAACCGTTATCAGCTAGATAAGCGAGAACCTCGTCGCAGTCGTAGCAGATGAGCGGGCCACCCTCGGCGTAAATAAACTTCTTTGCCGCAAAAGCAAACTCAACTACCAAGTCCAATTCAAATACCTCCATTTCGTCATCCATAACTAGTCATCTCCTGTTTTGGCAGCGAGGGTTACATAGCAACCGGGGCCGACCATGTCGGCGTTCTTGGCTACTGATGGAAATCCTCGGAGCGTCCAAGGGTGGTAGTCCCACCCGTACTTGATCATCCAGCGGTGCCAGTAGGGGACGAAGCACCTACCGGGCACGACCTCGATGACACCGCCAGCGGCTAGGAAATCGCGGGTCTTCCTAGCGATAACTTGCCGATACTTTTCTTTACTGAAGTAGTCCATTACTTCTTACCTCCCAGAGCTAACGCCGTGCGGTAGTGATCCCTCACTAGCTCGTGTAGATGCTCGGGCACATGAACCAACATGAACCCGCGCTGCCTCTCGGCGTCTCCCTTCATTTGCAGTAGTGCATCGGCGTACTGGCGAGGGGCACGCTCTGCCCCCCACCAATCCTTCTGGCTCACAGCTCGCAGGCACCAGCCACACACGCCAATTCCTTAGCACCCGTGGTTGAGTCCTCTCCGGTTTCAAAGTCCTTCAGCTTCGACCAGTCAACGGGCAGCTCCCTTGTGATGTCGGGGAGCGTGATGCTGTCGTCTGGAACCATCTCTAGCCCGTTAAACACCATCGCCCTTTGCTCAACCACTCCGGCCTCGTACTGCTCCTTAGTGATCTGCTGATAAGGGCTTTGGGCATAGGTAGTCCCGTCGTATGGCAGTAGGCTGATTCCGCTGAGCGAATCGAAGTTGTCCCACATCCATGCCGCGACGTGCATAAACTCGTCAGGCGTATAAAAAACTGTTACCGACGGCTTATGCTCACACCACTCGTCTTGGTATATCTTCCAGAGCCGCAGTTGCTCCATCGCGCCGACTTCTTCAGTGCAGACAGCAGAGTCAGGTGACTTCTGGAAGAAGTGAAAGACCGTCGTGCTGTCCTCCTTGGAGACCGCTGGCTCGTTGTACGAGTAGGGCCGCAAGAAGTCTGTCACTGGGTCTTTATTGTCCTGCCGTATCGTCCTAACGTAGTAGGGCGAGAACCGTGGGTGAATGCCCGACGCCGTGTCGCAGAGCTGGCTGACCGTGCCACTTGGCTTAACGCAGGTAATGGCAGCGGACTGCGGTATACCCAGTCGCTCAGCCCACACCTTGTTAACCTCGATGGCGTGGTCACGCATCTCGTTGAGCCACTTAGTTAGCTTATCGTCGCCCTCCCGACCGGATAGGACAGCGTTGTCCATGATCCCGGTAAGGCTGACCCCAAGCAGACGCTCCTCCTCTGCGTTCTTCTTCCAGATGCTTGGCACATATCTGAAGTCAGTCAGCGTTGATTGCAGCGTGCCAAGAATGGTGGCCGTCTCGACCTTCTTCTTTAGTGTCGCAAGCGTGTCGCCCTCCCGGACAATGACCTCACTCAGATTGCAAACTCCTGCGCTCCGAATTATTATTTCACTACAAGGATTCGTCCCGAAATCGTGGTTCGGATCACGCCGTCCGTTACGCGCTGCAATCTTCTTCGCCGCCTCCCTAGAGAAGAAGCCACGCTCGCCAGAGAAGCTGCTGTACAGCGAGTGAACCTCTTTCAGGAACAACGGAAACGCAGGCTTGCGGTTATAACAAGCACTGTTGTTTGCCAGCGCCCGGTGCGGGTGAGTATCAAACCAGCGGCCAGACTTTGCCTCACGCATGTAGTCATCTACCGGCGTGCTGAGCGATATGAGCGCCGAACGACGCACCCCGCCCACGACAACTATGTCCCCGATCTTGCAGGCCAAGTCATGGCACTCGATGGTGGTCAGCTTCCGACCAGCGGCCTTGGTAAACATCTCAGTGGCAAAGACAAACAGGTCAACCAGTGGTTGTGGCCCTGATGCCCTGCCGCCGAATGTCTTGAGCCTAGCGCCAGCTGGGCGAACCTTGCTGACGTCCCACTTGGGAACCTCACCGGCCCACAGTAGCTGCAGTAACTGCTTGAACGCCTTAGCCCAGCCGACCTTTGAATCGTGCACCACGATCACTGTGTCGGTAGGGTGGAAGTCCTCTGCGATGGTGGGTAGCTTGTCTACCACATGATCCTCGCAAGAGAAGCCGACCCCTGTTCCGCAACAAAGTATGTAGAGCATGGAATCGAAGGCTCGAGGATGGTCGAGGGCAATGTACGAGCAGTTATATGCCGCCATCGCATCGCCGTCTAAAGCCTCACCAGCGGCCCACATGGCACGCATAGAGGGCATGGCTCTCATGCTGTGGATATCCTTATATAGCCCGTCAGACTCCTCCTGAGTAATCATCCCCTTACCTACCCAGTAGTCCGTATAGCGGCGACAAGTTTCTTCCCATGTCTCCCTGCGTCCCTCGTCCAGCCACCGGGCGTACCGCGTAGCGTGGATGATCTTCTGATAATCTGAAATCTTATTGCTCAATGGCGTATCTCCTAGTTAGTAGTTAATTCAAATCTCAGGCAGCCGGACGGGCCTCTAAGTTGTTAAGGTGCGCGATCATCTCGCGGTCGGTTAGCTCGGCCACGAATGGAATTCCGTCGTAATCGATTTCGTACCGATCTTTCGCATACTGTCGAGCGTCTCGTTCCTCCCAGAACCATTTAGTGTGGTTGCCGGAGCTGACTCGCCAGACTGGCGTTTTTCTAACTGGCATTCCTTGCCCTCCCTAACGTCGATAGGTTTGTATTGCCGCGCCCTGCTGTTGCAGAGCAGGCGTGCTGATTGATGCTTATAGAGGGATACACGACCCTCCCACGCTGAAAATCTTGATTTCAAGACCGATAGCGAAAAATCACCGAAGTTGTCGTCTACCTCCTCACCTTCGTTCTTTGCCATCGCCTTCTTCTTGTCCTCGTGCAGCACAACAACTGCCGCTGCCGCGTTGACTAGGTGACTGGAGCCGATGAACGACTCCTTTGCTGGGGGCTTTGCTTCACCCTCTGGGCCACCGGGTTTGCGACAGTGGTGAACGACAACGACCGCCATCTCGAAGTCTCTGGCGGTTGCTGCTAACTGTTGAAAAAAGGCTTTTTCATGCTCAAGCTCGCCGCCAAGATCAACTTGAAATAGACAATCTAAAATAAACAGCGAGCAACCCAGCAGGCGCTTGCTGTCTCTGACTAGCTCTATAACCTGATCTGGTTTAAGCACGTCGTGACTGTCAACGATGTGCAGTTTTCCGTCTGCCCATGCGGCAAACTCCTTCAGGTAACTGTCCGGAGGAGATGCGACACATGCAGACTGTGATGCCAGCATTTCGTAGAGGTGGGCGTTCGTAAGCTCAAGCGAGGCAATGGCGACCTTGTGGCCAGTCGCACAAGCGTGCAGGGCCCACTGATTAATCACCGTTGATTTAGAATGCCCGCTATACCCGCCAAAGAGCGTTATCCCAGTCATCGGGATTTCCCACGGTAGTTTTGACCAAGGGCTTGAGATGCCCTGTATCGGGTTAGCCCGCTCCTCGAGCGCCTCCTCTACTATGCTGCTGGGGTCTCTAAAGCGGTCGAGTCCCAGTCCTGCCAATATGTCTGTCTCTAGGTCATCGAACATCGCTGTAGGCGTCGCCCTTGAAGTCCATCGAGAAATCTAGGTCTTCGGGATCACCGCCTTCCTCAGAGTGACCGTCGAGCACGCTGACCACCATGTCCCTGATCTCCTCGTTGCTGAGGGCCTCTGTGCTGTAGCCCATGCTGACTAGGAAGCTGATCAGGTCGTGGATGCCAACGTCGTCAAGCTGCTCTGGTAACAGATTACTAGCGCCGGTCATGACTTAGGCCCCCGCTTTGCGGTCTGCATGTGCTGACACACCTCATCGAGTATTCCGTGCCGGTGTGCCCACTTGTATGCGGCGTTATCAGCACCGACAAACTCCCCGCGAGTCGTATAGCCTAAAGCAATCTCTTGAACCTTGAATATGTCGAGGTTGCGGTTTATGCGGTCA